CCTGCCAATCCCTGACCATGTATTCATAGCCATAATTTCTCTCCTTATCTAATGGTTAAATGATATCCCTGCTCTCCAAAACGTGCATACGGAAGCTCCTCGCCGCTTTCCAAATATTCACGAATCGTTGTCTTATCGATGCTTTTTTCAATCTTGACAAACGCCTCCGGGAGCTCTTCAATGTCGACGCTATCTACAACAACCGGTGTCTTTCCGCCGTTCTTTACAACGCTGATTGTGTGCAGCGCCGTCTTGATCTTCTTCTTTCCGATAGCCGTCATTGTGTCCTGCAGGTTCTGCTTAATCCGGTCGACATTCCCAGAGATGAGCTTCTTCCTGGCTGTAAGGCGCTTGATCTCAGCGTCAATCTTCTCCACATCCGCATTGAGCTCTCCGATTACCGCGACATAAGCATCGGCCTTTTCTTCGATTTCATAATCAAGGCTTTCTAACGTGTCAGCAAGTACCTCCACGTCCGTGTCCGGATCTTCTGCCATTTCAAGCAGCATCAAATAATCACCCTTCAATTCGTACAGTGCTGCCATATTGTTACCTCCTATTACAAATAATTTTTATGAAATACATCCATCCATTTCTGGTGGCTATAAACGTCCTCAAAGGCTCTCTGAGCCTCACGTTTGAGTTTTTGGTTAAGGTCCACACCATTCTTGCCGTGAACACCAGAAGTCCCTCTATGGTGCTCCTGGCAAAGCCATACGGTTAATCCGTATTGTTCTGACTTCTTGCGGCCGCTGGTCCCAAAAACAACGTGGTGCCGTTCCAGGTTCAATTCTGTACCGCAGACGTAACACGCTTTTTTATTTGTTATTATGCTTTTTGTACTCATCCCAAGCCTCCAATGCTCTCTGCAGATCCCTTGGCACAGGGGTTTCCAGGCCCATCTCCTTCATCTCCGAAATAACACCATCTATCAATACCGACATTTCCTTCGTATCATAAGTGCTGCTTCCGAAATAGCATAATAACTGGACTGCGTCTTCTTTCCCGATTTTAACAGTGCCGATTTCTTCTACTTCACGCCACTGCATCTTAACTGCGTCGACCACATTGGGCTTTACGCAAATATACGTAAACTTACCATAGCGTCTCAGCATCATCAAGTACACATCCCATTTGTCTGTTCGAAGTGCAGCGGCGATATCTCCAAGGCAGGCCCAAAGAAGTGCATTCGCATTAAGCGACCGCTTTTTCCTGTATTTTACTGCCTCTATTGATAATGTTTCTTCATCCTTTATCTTATCGATTTCCGCCGCTGCATTCTTTTCATTTACCGAGAACGTTATCTGCAGCTTTTCAGTTTTCCAATCGCGGCTTACAGATTCTACCTTTCCAGTAAACTTCATTATTTTTTCTTTCCACCCTTCTGGACATAGCATCTAATAAGCTGCTCGTCGCTCAGATCTTCAAGTGAATCGACTCCATAATACGCCAGGATGCTTGTCTGATTTTTTGCATCGTAATTTTTCACAACGAAGTCATAAAGCTCTTCTCTCGAAGGGTAATCTTCCCGCTTTGATTTTTGGCTGGCTTTTTCTTCCTTTGGATTCTGGTTGGACCTTGTCTCTTTTTTGTTGGAAGGTTTGTTTTTATTCAAATTTTCGTATTCTTCTGACTTATACTGATCCGGATCATCGCCAGTTACAATTTTATAAGCCTTCATAAGTGCGTACTTATCGGAATACGTCATTGCTTTCCCTGGGCTCTTATCCTGGGTGTCGACGCCATCTCCATACGAAATTATATCTACGTAGGAATCCGGATCATCAATGCACAGGAAACGGTACGTAGTTTCCAACCTCATGTAAAGCTGGATGGTTTTTCCGTACTGATTTTCTCTTTCCATCGTTCCAGATTCCACAATTCTGCGTTCATACGGAAATGAATACACTCCATACTTTTCCTCGATCGGCTTAACAGCCGCCAGGATGTCCGCTTCACCAACTGCCTTATATGAGCTTTTTCCTGTTCCAACCATCAGGTTTTTTGAAACCGAAGTAATCTCGGCCATAATTGCGCTCATCCTTTGATAGATGTTTAAACCGCTATAAATTAATTTATCTGCCATTGCTTACACCTCTTTACTTGTCCATCCATTCATACACATTTTCACCCAGCCGTCCTTCAAGTTCTCCACTTTTAAAGTAGTGCAGTTCATCTTCTCTATACTTTGTGGCCTTTTTTTCATAGCACCGGCTTATTGTTACAAGATTTCCAGTTTTGCTATCATTGAATCCGTCGATTATGATCATTATTTTCTCGTTGTTTTCCATCGCATATTTTACGAGTTCCTCAATCGTATCTTCATGCCTTGCAAGCAGTGCATACGTAGATTCGGCCACCTTTGTGCGCATTCTTTTTAGCTTCATTTTTCATATCCTCCTTTATAAGACTTTTGATGTACCCTTGTTTGTTCGGCTCTGATTCCAACTTCTCAATAATTTGAGCATCTGTTCTTTTATTGAGCTTAATAAAATAGAATTTACAATGCTTTCTATCGTACTCCCAACTACCCATATTACACCTCCTTTCACCCTCCCATTATAACAGGGTATTAACCCTTTTTCAACATAAAAAAGGGGCTATTTTATTTTTATAGCCCCTTCTAATTATTCAAATTTACGCATTACCGCATCGTACAGCCGCGGGTGAACGGCTTTTAGTGTATTCATTAATTCATCTACGACCTGCATCACGTTGTTGATATCAACACCTTCAATGCGATTCATAAACTCCGAATCACTTTTATATGTGTATGATCCTGAATAACTTATAATTTGAGGGGCCTGGGGTGTTGGCCCATCCCCTCTGATGTGATCTAAAATCGTATAGAAGGCTGCGAGTTTAATGCAGGTATTTGAATTTGGATTTCTCTGGCCCTGGCACTCTGCTATGGCAGATAAAAGGTCCTGCTCTGTAATCAAAAGGGATCACCCCTTTACATGTTCTCCAATTCACTTATAAGCCTCTGGAATTTCTGCTTTGCACCCGCAGGCGCGTCTTCCATCATGTCTCTGAGATCGTCGATCATGCCAGATTCGGCCATCGAATATCCGTCAGAGCTGTACCTTCCCATACTGTCGCGCCTTGCGTTTCTTCCACGGCCCCTTCCGCCGCGGGCATAAGACCGGCCTCTGCCACCGCGCATACCTTCATAGGCGTATGATCCACCCATATTGCCGCTGTAGCCACCTTCTTCTTCGTTTTCTACGATATTGCAGATATGGTCAATGGCACTTGTGATATACTTGATCGCCTCTACGTCTTCCTTTGAGAACTTACCGTTCTTCGAATAATCTTCAAGCTCACGCATGAGCTTATCTTTCAATTCATACAATTCATGCATTTTTTTGTCTCCTTCACTCATGCAATACGTGTTATTGTCAGGTTGGCATTCTGGACTTCAATCACCGGAGCCGGAGTGACTGTCGGATCAGTTGTTGCCGGAACTGCGTCCACAGACAAATTGAAACAGCAACATCTCGGAACTTTGATGATTGCCGTACTTGTGACATTGCCGTAATCACCGACTGCTGCAGGAGTATAGATCGCCCTGCTTGTGAGTCTCGGCTCGCCGTTCACTGCAAGTGCTACGGCAATCGGTGTCACCGTTCCGCCTTCAGGGATAGCGATATTACCGTTGAAAGTCACCTGATACTGAGCAAATGCATTGCAGTTGCAACCGCCATTGTTACGTGCGCCCCTGAGAATAAAATTCCCTGTATTGCCCTCGTGGATAACATTGCCACGCGTGCAGGGAATAGATGTATCAAACAGGATAGGCGCGTTCAGCGCCACTTCCTGAACTTCATTTTCGAGAAATTCACAAGCCATTTTTTTATCCCTTTCTCTTTTTTACCGGGACACTAATTGCCTTTTCAAATGACCATCCAAGCCTATAAAGCCTGCTGTGGATCAATTTATAATTCAATCCAAGCTCCTCGCACCATTGCATCAATGTTTGAATTTTTCCGTTATATTCAATCATTTTGCAAAACGTCCTATTGTTCGCTTGGGCTTTCCTGCTGACCCATCTGCAATTTTCTGGGAAATAGCCTTCTGAGGTATTAATGCGATCAATGGTTAGTTCGTCGGAGTATCCGTTCATCATAGCCCATTCATAAAATGTAATAAAATCGTCCTTCCACGCTTCGCAAACGGCGATTCCTTTTTCACCGTAATATCTATATCCAGAATGATTTTTATTATTGCATCTCTGAATTAAAGCATTCCAAATACGGTATAATCTGGTATTCGATAAATGATGTGTGTCTTGTGTTTTGTGCTTCAGGCACCCGCAACTTTTTACCGCACCTGTTATCAAATTTGTCCCGGAAACTACCGTATTATTTCCGCAATCGCATCGACAACGCCAGTAGGCTTTTCCACTTGTTGTCTTTTCGGATCTATCAACAACGGTTAATAAGGCAAATTTCTGCCCGGTTAAATCATGGATTTTTGACATATAAACATCCTCACTTCCTGCATTAGATTATACTATATTCTAACACATTCAGTTGGTTCTGTCTATTATTGATACAAAAATCCTCTGTTAGCACGCCTCCTTAGAAGTTGTTTCCACCGTTGCAGCCGCAACCACAGCCGCCATTATTGCAAGTAAAGATCGGTGTGCGGCCATAGACCGGGGTGGTCGGAACCGGGCAGTTGTTCAGGCGATTATACAGCGCGTCGACCTCATTGGAAAAACCCTGCATGATAAGTGCATTCTGAGCTGTCTGAGATTCGCGGAATGCTCCCATATTGACCTGATTCTGAAGCGCAAGATTCTCTCTCTGTGCCTGTGCAAGCTGACCTTTTACGCCGTCAAGCTCAAGTGCGCAGAGTTTGTCGAGGATCGCCTGTGTGCCGCGCGTCTGAGAATCGATGATATCGCGTGTGTTATTCGCATCGGCAAATCTGGTGGCATTTCCTTCGTTCTGGATGATATTCTGCGTCTGGCAGTTCGCGAGACGATTCTCGCAGCAGCAATCCGCAAACTGTGAACCGATCTGATTGAATCCCTGCATCATAGCTGTCTGCGCTGCAAACCCCTGCTGCATGTTCGCAATCTGGCGTGTGTTTGCTCCCTGCTCAACGCCTGCAAAGCCGTTAGCGAGCGCCATCTGAACATCACCGCAGCAATTGCAGAGCTGTGTGGAAAGGTTACCAACTCCATCCCGAATGCTTGTAATATTGTCATTCAGGAGCTGGTTCTGGAATCCGCTCGTCGTGATCTCAGCCTGATTCATCCACGGATAAAGCTGATTTCCGCCGCCATAGCCGCCGCCGATGCCATTGTTCCAGCCGCCATTGCCAAGCAGAATAAAGAGCAGAAGAATCCACCACCCATCACCGCCGAATCCATTACCGAATCCGTTACCGTTTCCACCGCCGTACATCGGTGCTACAGGCATAACCATTCCATTGCTGTTCTCATCAGTAAGTGCCATGTTTACATCCTTTCTACCGCTAATTAATGCGGTTAGCGGCCACACCTTCTATTATTGTGTGGTCGGTCAATAAGTTATTTATCAAAAGCCATATGGCATTTTGAATCTTAAAATCCAAGCATGCTGCGAATAGACTGCATCATTTGGCCGTTATTCATTATCTGCTGAGCTTGTCTCACAGCATTATTGTACTGCTGCTGAGTTATCTTTCCACTATTAAGCGCTTGCTGGATCTGCTGCTGTGCATCACCGTTGAAATTCTGCTTGAACTGTATAAAACGCTGTATGAAATTCCCCTGATTGCTGGGATTGGGATTCATCATATTGTAAAGTTGAGTCGGCATTATTTATCTCCCTTCATAATCTCATCAAGACGTTCATTGAGGCGCTTTTCTACCGCTTCAAGATCGTTCTTTGTGGCAAATTCGTTATTTCCAGGAAATGCCTGGTTTGTCGGTGTATCTCTGAAAGTGTAGTCAATAATGCGCATTGACGGCATTCCGCTTGCATCAGCGGATTTTATATAAATCACCTGAGCTTCAGAATCCCACAGCGTCACTGTCGTATTAGGCGCTACCATAAAAGACTTTGCAGCCGCTTCACCCTGTACCCATATAAAACCATCATCCTGGCGTTTGACGGGCTGATTTACCTGCTGGTTCATCTGCTGATTCATTTGATTTCCATACACGTTCGGCATATAGGGCTGATATCCGTAGTAGTTATAAGCCATTTTCTACCTCCTCTTTTCATACCAATAAAACACAGGAATTTCCCGGAGAGAATTCCACGAATCATAGAGATCGCCATTTCTAATACAAGCCACATGAGTTCCAAAACCGAGCACATAAGTACCATCGGGATGATCTAAGCAGAAATCCTCGGCTGTATAGCAATCAGGACACCGATTAGGTATTGATCGCCTGTAAAAACCATGCTGTCTTAGTACCGCACCCCACACAGAATCAGAAGACGGCATATCACCCATTTGCCGTCCTGCTTCGCAAACAAGGTCATACGCCGTCTCCCAGTCAACTCCAAGTGCCATGGAGATAGCACGCGGAACACAATCACCTGTTCTGCGACCTGTGGGGTTTGGATTGTACTCAATCCACATATCAAACCCCCATCAGATCGTTCCACATTTTTCCGCCGCATACACCGTCTGCTTTGCCATCAGTTCCGATATCGCATCCCTCAAAGATGCGCCTCTCCTGGTAGGCATTTACCGCTTTAAGTGTGCCGTCTCCAAATTCACCATCTATTTTATTTTTGTAATAGCCAAAAGCAGTCAGGAATATCTGAAGCACTCGGACATAGCCATTAATGTCTCCATATTTTACTGTTTCAAAATGGAAATCATACTTTTCTGCCACTTCTTTTTTTGTTCCTTCTGTATACTTTGGCTGTGCATAACCAAAAATCGAGCTGCTGCTCGCGCTTATGGTTCTCTGCTTTACCGCATCTTTATAGTTGCCTTCGTCGACCGTCAATGTCGAACCATCAAAAACAGAAACATGGTCCACGATGCCGACGTGATCCGCTACTCCATCGCCGTCCCAATCGTAAAAAACAATCGTGCCCTGTATAGGCTGATAGTTTCTTCCCTTCCAAAGCCCTAATGCTTTGAATTTATCGATCATTTCAGGACACCCACACTCGGCAAAATCCGAAACACCACAAAGATAAAACACAGTGCTTACATAAGTAGCGCACCATGCATCTGTGTACTTTACCTTATAGCCGCGCGGCAGCGGTGTGTGCTTGTTATATTCGTCGATGATTTTCCTGTGGGTACCATCATTCTCGTTGCATCCGAGGTATTTCCGCGCAATATTAAGGACATCTGATAATTTTGCCATTTTTATTTCATCCATGTATTTTTTGTTGGAATCTGTGTACCCGAATGGGTCTGAATTTGGAGCTGGGAAGCAATAAAACGTGTACTTGCTTCCCATTGTATTGCAAATCTGCGTCACGTTCGGAATGTACGCCGATCTGTCTTTTTTATCGATATATGTGTCACCGTTGCGTGCCCACTTGATATCCCTGAAGCAATCATGCTCATCAACGCCGAGCGGCAACGTGAAATTAGCATTCACAAGCACATCTTTGATGATTCTGCAATACTCGCTGTCTGCATCCCCGTTGTCCATGTAATAGGCGGCACTGTAAAACCACCCAGACTTCCTCATAAATGAATAAATGTCGTTTCCGTATTTATTGCGGTAATAAGCATGTGTCCTAAGGAGGTTGCTGGCAAGTGTGGCCTCAGCCGCAGCTCCTTGCCAGGTTCCCTGCTCCTGCTTACAAAGGTTCGCAATTGCTTTAATTTCCGAATCACTAAGATCGTACATCTTTCACCCTTAATCCGTCTCAATCTCGCCGTTATCTGCATTCTCTTTGAGTTTCTTCAGCTTGTTGTGAAGGAACGCGGGAACCGGGATACCTGCCTGATCGAGGTTTTCAATAACAGAAAGAACTTCCATAATGACGATATAGATACTTGCGAATCTTGCCACGTGTATCTCCTGAAGCGCAGGTATTGCGCACTGTGTAAGGAACGCAGCAACAACCACAAGGAATTCGCCACCCTTACGAAAAAGCCCTTTCCTCATTTTTGTTGAATCCCATACACCGTTTACACTTGCCTGAATCCATCCCGTGACCACATCAATAGCGATCCAGACAGCCGGCAGCAAAAACAACCAATAAGCTCCTGAGTAAGTAATATTAGATAAATCCATATCTGCCCCCTTATGTGGTATTGCTTGAAAATTACAATAGCACATTTAAAATTAATTTACAACAGGAATTTTGTTACTTTCCAAATTGCGCCCGCACAATATCCGAATACAGCAAAAGAGGGAGCCATGAGACTCCCTCTTGGGTTTGTTGAACCCGTAATTACTTTTACCTCACCAATTGAATTATAACCTTGATATTCTAAGCTTTCAATCACTAAATGCCCGTTTAGTTGACTATCTTACATCCATTTGTACATACCACATTTTTTACAGCGATATTCATTTCTCTTGCCATTGTGCAAATTTATCTCATCGCCATAAAATTTTCGGATGTAAAAAAATCATGTCTACAAAAAAGTTTTTTCAATATTTTCATAGGCGTTTAAATTGTTTATCTTCCATTCCTATCACAAACGATAAAAACTATCGGAATCATCCAAAGCACTATCGTTATGAAAATCTCAAAAGTATCCATTTCCCTTCGTTTACTGTAATTAGTATCCATCAGTGCTACGATAGTAATTATTCCTCACAAGGTTGTTTGTAACACCATTCAACAGTACAGCAGATTTGTTTGCCAACGGAGTACTTCCTTCCACATGTTTTGTTACATCTACATATCCGGTTTCGGCATCATACACGCATGTAGGTGTTTTTGTAGGGTCAGAGAGGCACACAACTGACGGGGTGTTATAATGCGACAGCGAAACAAGGTATAAATTCGTATGGTACTTTCCCCCATCATTTGAATCAAACGTAATTAAGACAGGGAATTTCTTTACAATAATATGCCCGGGTGTTCGGAAATCTGCAACACTGTTGTAAGATTCAACGCGGGACAACTCATTGCTTTCCTTAACTTTTCCGTTTACTGATACAGAAACATTCCGCAAATCAAACACACGTAAATTGTTGGTGTTTATTAAATTCCCAACAGCAACCGAGCAATTATAACATGTAAAAGAAGCACGGGTGGAATTGTTGTATGATTCATCCAGTTCAACAAAATTTATGCCGCTTGTGGGCTGAATCCTTGTATTTTTAATGACTATCCCAACAATGCCATTGCTTTGAAAATTAGATGCAAGAGCCTTAATGAATGGCGCTGAATTATTTTCTGTATAACAATTTTCGATACAAACACTAAGGTCTCTTCCAATAAGGATTTCCTTTTTCTGCGATTCAAGAATGCAACACGAAAAAACAATCGTGCCTAATGCGACTACATCTTTATCTGTGCCATACGCATCTATTAATGTTGCTTCATTCTCTCTTTCACACTGGCATGAGATAAATTTTACGTCATAAATTCGTTTCGCATGAATGAATGTTGTTTCTGATGTGTTTGCAATTGTACAATGTAAAAACCTTGTCGATTGTACAAAGTAACCATTCCGCACAAGCGAACAATCGACAAAATTGCAGTTAACAAATTTCCCTCTAAGGACATATGCGTTATCAGCGCAAATGGCATAACCGTTTCCGATAAATGTGCAGTTGACAAAATTCGGAATGTCGAAATACGGCAAAGCTGAGTCAAACATGTTAGCATTAAGGATAAATGTAATATTAGCGTATGATTTATAAAGGCACTGGTCTTTTGCTGTAATCTGAATAGTTGACGCAACATTTATACTTCCACCTGTGTATGCAACGGAATTGTTACCATCATTAATTGATTCAGCAAATGCGGCGAAATTTGCCAATACGGTATTAGATTTGGCTTTAAGCGAGGCATCCAGTTTTGCCGCTGTGATTGCTCCGTCCTGCAGTTTTGCCGCTGTGATTGCTCCGTCCTGCAGTTTTGCCGCTGTGATTGCTCCGTCCTGCACTGTTGTCGTTGCTTCTGGGTGTTCCTCAAGCCATGCCGTTATATCAGCTTCAATGACCTCGTCCTTTATGTTAAGCCCACCCTCTTCCAAATGTGCTAAAGATCCATTTAATGCAGTAATGTCAGATCGAGCCTGCGCATCTTTTAAATTGTAGTCTGTTCCAGAAATTCTTAATTTGCTTAAATCCGACATTGTTTATACTCCTCCAAAAATTAATGTTTCACCAGTAACAGATAAAGTTCCCGCAGCTCTAATTGACGATATAGCGTCTTCTTTTTCGGAATCAAGTTCATCTAACGCTGATTCTTTTGCGCTATTTATATCCTCTATTGATCCTGATTTCGCTGTATTTATATCGTTTACAGCACCATTCTTTTGTGTTTCTATATCAGATACAGCATTTTCCCTTGCTTCACTGATTTCCGCTGCAAGTTCAGCCGCTTCAGATAAATTCCCGGATAACTCAGATATAGTGGCTGCAAGTTCAGCCATTTGATCTATGTATGACTGTTGTGCGCTCTTATCAGCCCCGTAATCCCCAATGGATTCTTTGCAATAGGTATTGTATTTTATGCTCTTTTTTAAACCTTCAAGCGTTACCCATGTTATTATTGCTATGCCGTTGCCTTCATATCTGGTAGCAAGTTTCCCTATTGTCCATATAAGAGATTCACCATCAAGAATTGCAGAATCCTTACTATCACCCGGCAAAGAAGGCACTGTATATGCCGATCCGTTAGCAGGAAAATGGACTATAGTTGCCGTACCGTCACCGTATTTTTGCTGAAAGTCCGACATGTCGAATATCACATCACGCACATTATACTCGCCCTGTCTTCCGAGATTTAACGTGATCCTCGCACCATTTTCAACAACTTTGACGTTTTGATGTTTCATGCTCACTCCTTAACTCTGTGCAAGTATAAGCGTTTCTGTTTCTTCGTCCACCGTTGCGACCATGCCAAGTGTCATGGTTGGATCAAGTTTTGCTCTCGTTATTGTTCCATCACCGATTGTAAGAGCCGCCATTGCACCTGCGTCAATTTTGTTCTGTATCGCGGTTTCAAGCGCGGCAGTCTGCAATGTTGGATTTGATACGTCCGAATAACACTGACTTATCGCATTTACGATAGCAGTTCTCACTTCACTTGCCCACTTCTTTGTTTGTATATATCCTAAATAAGTGCTTATTGAACTCATTATTAATAACTCCCAACATTACCGTGAAAACCATTGCCATCTATATAGGCAATGATTCTGTTGTTTTGCCGTCTATCACAAAAATTAATTTGATCTACAAATTCAATATTAAGTTCATTATTACTACCAATAACAGCCGCATGACCGAGTGATCCATTAAACATCGTTGTATATGCACTCAAATCAATGTATCCTATTTCCGAATTGTTATAAACGCCTTGTAGTACACCTTCATAAATTTGAAGATATTCTCTATATTCGTTTGTTCCAGACTTCCATTTGCCTGTCTCAAGGTTCCATGACGTTTTACCAACTACATCTTCGATTATACCTGCTTTCAATAAAGTTGCAAATACAATGTTGGAAAATATTTCTGCCGATGCAATTTTACCGTCTATCGTAATAGCAAGTTTCCACGCACTTGAATTTTCAGCAGCATATCCACCTGTTGTAAATCGTATGCCGCGCATAGATATTTCCATAAGGTTTACCGCATCATTTACGTTATTGGCGTCCATGTAAAGCGTTCGTTTCCATTTCCCGTTATTATCGAATTCCTCGACTTTATAGCCGCCTGACGCACCCGTAAACGATGCCATAATGTTTGCAACTTCCCCATCAATAACTTTTTTGATTTTTAGTGCTTCACGATATGCCGTGTCCTTCATCACCGCACCTGCAGACGATATAGCCCCAGTGAGCGTTGTTTTTTTCCGCCTTATATCTCCCGACAAGATTATTCGTTCAGATTCAGGTGATAACGGCTTCATGGTCATTTCGATTATATAGTAAGCTCCATTTACCACATAACTTTGTATTTTTACCCGATCACCAAAATAGAAAGGTGACATATCTGCATCTACAGCAGATAAATCAACGGCAGTTATTTTGAATGTAGCGCGTTCAAACTGTGCCCGGTTAAGATAATCCCTTCCTGCTGCTATCAATTTAGAAGGGTCTGTAATTTCGTCATATACCTGAACAGTCCATATTGCTCCATATGTATCCGCTGCATTTTGATTTACAAGATAATCAACTCCATCGTTTACATCTTTTATATCAACACGCTTTTCAAAATCAGAATCGTTATTATCATCTATGCGCGCCCCAAGCGGAATAACTACTGTTTTTAAGTCCTCAGCATTATAGTCCTCGATAATATCCATAATATTATCGCCTATAGAAATCGTTTGGTCGCATAATTCCCCATACGCACTCAGCGGGATATAGTCAAGATATAATTTCCCGCTTGTATGCCGTATTTTTAACACGCCGCCATATACATCAATCAGATTCTTCCTTATCGCTTCAAGTGTTGATTCTCTATCAGTAACCATATCCGGCAGCATTTCAGGATCATTAGCAACCGAAACATTTCCAATCCTTATAATTTTTCTATTGTCCCCTAACATCTGCTGATTATGGATTGTGAGAACTTTATTCAAGAATGTATATATAGTGATTCTTCCATAATCTTCTTGTGGTTGAATGCTGTCATTCAGAAAAGACAATGCCCCTGCAGCCGTTATTTCTTTAGCTCTGTTAAAATCAGACGTATGTATCCTGACCTCACCATAGAATACTTCTACGTTATTCTTTTTTACTGTAAGCATTGATTTTCTATTCTCAATGCTATCATAGAGCGGATTGATAGCAGGTACTGTCATTTTGGCAGTACCCGCTTGATTCATTTTTAAGTTGATTTCTGGATTGTAAATAACATATTCCTCGTCACCGGGATAATATAACGATTTACCATCAAGTAAAATCTGATATGTCATAAGCGCTGCTCCCTATATTCGATTGTAAGCACTCCACTTCCTGTAAATCTCAGTTTTACGGCAGTTTCACCGCAAACTTTTATATTTGGAAAGCGATTTCTGCCGAGATTCATATAACAGACAGTTCCGTTTGGTGATCGCTGCTGAACGGTAAAAGTATCTGTATACTTTGCTGTAACATTGAAGACAGGAACAACCGGGAAATTATGTCCTTTTGGGATTGTTATATCTAAACTGCTTTCAATATCCAACGGATCAAGATAATAAAAGTACGTTTCCTCAAAATTTACATCATCCCACGGTATATCGCTTGTTGATGATGCTTTACTGTATTTGTATGGAGCCGCATCAACGCTGATCGTAATTTCCCCGAGTGCTTTCGATACAGATAAATCACTCACTTCGCATATGCCCTCATAATAATACGATCTGTCTTCAGGGATAGATACTTTCATCTTTTTCCCGTGTAAAAACTCTGCGATTGTCGTATATTTTTTGTAAAAATCATCCGGATCAATCATTTTAAAACTGAACTCTAATGTTCTGTTTGAGTAGAAAGCACGCCCACCGTATAATGTGTAAATGAGGGCACCATCCCGGTATGGAACATCTACTTTTTGGGTTTTGACCGGAGCACTTCCTATGTCTCTATTCGTCATAAGAAGTCCCCAATCTGTGTACGTTTTCTTCTGTGTCGTGCCATTGTCAAATGTTATTTCATTGATACCGATCATAGCACAGCCTCCCAATCGGCAAGAGCGCCTAACTCTTCATTGATATACGGCGCGAGTTTCCCAGCTACTGTTCGATCCTGTAAAACGACCTGCATGTTTGCCAGTAACGGTAAGTACCTTGCAAGCAGTTGCAAAATAGCCGTATTTGCCCCTGTGGAGCCAGAAGAATTGTCTTTGGTACTTGATTCCATACTTGTTACCATCGGGATTTCAAAATCATCTACAGCGCCTTGTGCGGCGTCATAGACAGATTTTACGGCTTTTATCGCTTCATCTACAGGAGCATTATCTTCTAAATCTTCTGCAATACCTGCATCAAACATTCTGCCGATATAACGTCCAAGTTTAGAAGGTGACTTTATTCCAAGGAAATCACACGCTGCATCATAAGCCGAACTTGCGACGCTTGTTGCGGCATCCCATATATCACTTAACCCGCCACTTAATCCGTCAATGATACCTTGTATGATGTTTGAACCAATTGACAACCAGTCATATTCAGAGAAAGCACTTACAACGTCATTAAACATGTCGCCAACCCAGGAAAGCACGTCAGGAATGGACTGTATAAGTCCGGCAACAAGCTGTCCTACAAGCTCGATTCCTTTCTGCAAGAAATCAGGAAGGTGCTCTCCGATATATGCTAATGCCTGCGCGGTAAGTTCCGCCATTGATGAAATGAATTCTGGTAGCTTCTCAGCGATACCCGATATAATTTGACCTAATAACTCCTTACCTTTTTCTAAAAATTCTGGCAGGTGCTCCTGGATGGTAGCTATTAGACTCGTTACCATGTTAATGATTGCATCAATTATTGCCGGTAAATTCTCCTGGATACCTGATACGATGTTGCCTACAAGCTCGATTCCTTTTTCCAAGAACAGCGGTAAGTTCTCCATGATGAATGCAACGAGCTGATTTAATAAATCACTCATGGTTGATATCATCAGCGGGTAATTTTCAAGCATTCCATTGACTATAAATGTAATAAACTCGATTCCTTTTTCGAGCATCTTTGGCAGGCCCTCACTGAGACCGGTAAGAAAAGCCTCAAACAAGAATGATATATTTTCGCTTATTACGTCGCCATTCGTGAATCCTTGAAATAGATTCATTACCCATTCGACACCCTTTGCATAGAGATCCGGTATTTTTTCAGACAGGATTTGTATAATCGCGTCGCCAAATGACGATAAATCGTCGAACATGTTATAACCGAGTATTGCATTTGATATTTCCGCAAGAATACTTTGTAGAGCGTCCATGAGGGATTTCGCAATAACCGGTATATTCTTGACAATACCGGTCACCAATGCCGACAAGAGTCCAAAGCCAGCCTGAATAAACATAGGTGCGATTTCCGCCACCTTTGCAATCAGTTTGACCATTACGTCGTCGAGTTGGTCCATTAATCCACTGAAACCACCCTCTTTGAAGGCTTTTGTCAGATCTGAAATTGAGTCTGTTCCTAATTTTACAAACTCATTGAACGTAGGTGTTAACTGGTCCGAAAGAAGGATCTGCGCGCCTTCAAGAGCTGACTGGAATTTGACCATGCTTCCTTCCAGGTTGTCGAGCTGTGTGTCCGCCATAGCCTCGGCTGCTCCTGCAGAATTTTCAATTGCTCCGGATAATTCATCCCATCTATCGGCACTTGTTCCGACAAGAGCATTAATGGCAGCAAGGTCGGTTTTATTAAACAGACCACTTATGATCGCATCTTTAGACTGCTGATTCATTCCTTCCATCGCGCTCTGCATCTGAAGAAATATCTCCGGGAGCGATCTCATATTGCCGGCCTCGTCATACATATCTTCATACGTCATTCCGAGTTTAGCGAGCGCTTCTACGCCATCCTTTGTTGGAGTCTGCAAGCTAAGAATCGCGTTTCTAAGATGCGTTCCGCCCTCAGATGCTTTGATACCGTTATCTGCGAGCACGCCAAGAACAGTGGACAACTCCACCGTCCCACCTTTTACGCCACGGGCCGTCGCGCCGATGGTAAGCATAGCTTCACCGAGCTGTGCAACACTTGTGTTAGATTTTGAGGACGCCTTTGCCATCTGATCAACCATTGCGCTTGTCTCGTCAAGGCTGAGGCCAAGAGCTGACTGGGTATCGGTTACCATATCAGATGCGCGGGCCAGATCCATGTTGCCGGCAGCAGCCAGGTTGAGTACGTTCGGAAGCATATCCATTGACGTTGTTGCATCGTAGCCAGCAAGCGCCATGTAATTTAAGGCGTCCGCAGCTTGTGATGCAGAAAAGGCCGTTGTGCTACCCATTTCCTGAGCAAACGCGCGGAGGGCTGCGGATGAAAGCTCTGTTGCAGATGTCGATTCATCGAACGCCACACCAAGGCCAGATGCGTACTCCTTCAACTTATTAAGCGATTCTTCACTCATGTCGTCGACGTTACCCATTGTTGCGGCAACCTGGGACATAGCGGAATTAAACGTGTTACCGACACTCATAGACTCTTTTGCGAATGCTCCAACAGCCGTCGTTGCGGCGCCGATGGCTGCCCCACCGACTTTTGCAGCAGTTCCGAGAAGACTTCCGACCTTCCCACCGAATGAGCTCATAAGCCCTTCATCTTTTGAGAGCTGTTCTTCGACATTCGAATTCAGAGTTACTTTTCCAAATAAATCAAATACATCCATTATCTTCTACCAATTATATCTAACTTATTACTCAAATGAGTTATTATCTCTTTTGGAGTTCTTGTTTCAATGACGGGTTTGGTAATAATATCTGCGTATCGTGCGTCCAGGCTTCCTAACACTCTTAATGCGTCCGTAACATAAAAACGGTATGCTCGGTCACGCCAATCTCTCTCCGCACGTGACTGCGCATACCGTAAAAATGGTCTTATTCGATTTCTGTTGCCTCGATAGTCACCGTAGCAGAGCCAGAAGTTTTCCCGTCCTCGTTCGGGCTCTGCGAGTAAAAAACCTGGATCATATCCGGATCATTAAGGAGCTCCAATAGCTTTATCGGAAGGACCGCGAGTCCAGGCGAGTAAGTGCTCACGTCTTCACCGTCCATAACGGCAAGTATTGTAAGTACTGCCAGTTTGTGCTGCTTTAAAGCTACCTTTATCGCTTTCAACTTCTTGTTTGCCCGCATTAACCGTTTGAATTCATCGTCGGTCATAATTTCTGCAGCCGGCTCAAGAATGTCAGCAAGGACGTCAAGCGCATCCTCTCCTCTTATATCAGCCAGTTTTCTCATTATCATCCCTCACCATTACCTTCTTCTGATTAACCTGCAACAGAGTAGAATTCCATCGGGACAACGTCCTGGGCCTGAAGACTCACATGGCCCATGAGTTCAAGTGTAAGCTGTCCCTTTCCGTTTTTTGTGGTTTTAAGAGAAAAACCACCACTTGAAAGTACATTCATCAACTTAACAGCTACCATGCCGCCATCAGCACGATCTCCTACCCACCAGACCGCATCTTCGAAATCTGACAGTTCAAGATCACGTCTCGGAACAATCTTATCACCTTCAATGTCAGCAGCACCAAGTGAAAGCTTGATCGCTTCCTTCGATGTTCCAAGACCCGTCGTTGAAATTCCACACTCCCATGAATCCAGGTGCTTAAGTTCCTTTGAATTTGCCGGGACGTTATCGACATCTTCACCGTAGTCGGAATAAGTCGGTACACACGTCACTGTAATTCCACCCGTCGTGGCACAGATAATGTCCGCATCTGCCGGCGCTGCCGGATTTGTGGGATTAAAATTTTTTAAAAGCATACCAGCATCCGTCTGGATTTCCTGGAACGCTGTTGATGAAATAGCTGTAAATCTGCTCATTTTTATCTCCTTGTTAGGTATTCTGCCATGACGTTAAGGTATATCCTTTTAACGTCTCCATCCTCGTCGCCCATGCGCTGCGCAAACGGGCTGCCCTGTGCCAACATAATGTACTGGTTGTCCTCTAACCGGACCAAGTAGAGCGTTCTTATCCGTTCCGCGATTTCTTCTGCTTTTTGTGAAATATCACGCCAGTTCGTAGCGTGATACCAAAGATCTGCATTTAACGGAATTGGGTACTCGAACGATGCCACCGACGCCTGATACGTTATATAAGGCATTACTGCATCGTCTGGTACAGCGTTCTTATCGTAAGCGGGTATCCCGAATGAAGACCAAAAAGACTGTAATCCTTGCCATTTATCCATTATGTGCTTAATACCCATTCTTCTGCACTTACCTGGCGCATATTAAGCCCTGCCGATGCAGGTGTGCGATTATCGTCACCATCAGATGTTACACGAAAAACCTTACTGTCGGAAACGCGCCTGAATACGTCGTGGTATTGCAGATTCATTGATTTTGATGTTGTTACTGTGTATAACGCGGTTACACCTTGCTTTTCACCGATACGGGCCTGCATCGATGTATCAAGCACTATTGCTGCATCGAATTCAGCTCCATCGGCCCATACAGTGTCGTATCCACCGTACCCATCAGCCATTGTCTTTTTATCGAGCAGCACACATTTTTCCATAGCTTCTGATAGAAGGCTCATATCTTCCTCCATGCGTTTAGTCGATTGGCAAAAACGCTCTGCCAGCTTGCTCCACCGGCCGTTCCTGAAGCACTACTCCCTGAACTCTTACTGTAAGAGTAGCCACCAAATGATTCTGAATTGTACGGGCTCATTGCGGTGCTCTCTACATCGCCGTATTTGGCCTGCCACACTTCTATTTCTGAGGCAAGTGCAATCAACGCAGGAGGTATTGCCATGGACCAGACAGACCCTTCAAATTCATTCTCATCTATTAATGATTCTGAATTATAACAATGGACTCCGTCGTTAAATACGCTGCCAATTATCCTGTAATACTGTCCGTCCTGCAACGTAAATTTTGAATCAGGAATAATAAGTTCTCCATCAAGTATTCTTATTTCTCCGTGATACTTTTTTTGATTCCGGTCGAACCAGTTCCTCAGATGTTGGCATATCTCTGTCAGGATCATTTTTCATCTCCTTAATGACCGGCTGATGCATTTTGTTATCGCTGCCAATCAACTCTTTTATGCGTTCGTCGCTTACCTTTAAACCACGGCGAGGGAACGTATCCCCCGCCGCGTATAAGTGCTTATTATCAGTAAGATCAGCGAACGTTGCAATTACAACGTACTTCATGATCATGCTCCAGGAGTAGACGTTACGCTTGCAACATACAGGCCATTCGGATTGTACAGTACCGGAATGAAAAGTCCTGAAGCCTTGGTCCAAAGAACAGCCGGATCGTTCTCTGCCCACTGGGTGATGTAAACATACGGTGACTGGCCGCTGGGTGAAACGTCCAGAAGCTGTGCTACGTCTGTTTCAGGCGGATCACCCCAGAGACCGATTCCGAGGTTTCCATTGGCTGTCTTTGAATAGAAAGTCATTTTATCCTTCGGATAATATCTGCGTGTAGTGATCTGCGGCCGGTCGTCAGAACCGATCGTAGCTGATGCGCCATAAGTCAGGTCATTCGTGATAATTTCTGTAATTCCGTACTCGTCAGAGAGGAAGTCCTCAAGCTGGCTCTGTGATACGCGGACACCCCTTGCTGCCGTACCATTGATAGCGATCTGGATACTCTCGTTGGAGCGCATCTTGTTGACTGCTTTGCGGCTTGCATAAATACCATTCAGGATCACTCCCTTATCTGTGGCATCATCGATAATCGCCTGGATCTGATCAGTGATATCACTTGTTGCACCAGCACCGAAATCAAGAGTGTGGGCAATATTGGCGGCCGGTACGCCGTAATCGACCGTAAGATCGAGGTTGTTTTCCTTGATTGTGATCTTACCAGTAGCGAGCAGCTCATTCTTTGCTACCTTGGTTCTGGTAACAACCTGGTCGGCCAGTCTTACACCGTCATTGATTACGTAATCGTAAAGAGCTGTATCTCCCTGGACACCGGAACGTGTCAGTGCTCTCATGCGCTCGCTCTGATTGAGCTTGACCTTGATCAGGCCCTTCTCGATATTGTGGTTGTCGATCGGAATTCTGAAAGTCGTCTGTGATTCCGTATCAAACCCGTGGAACTGCGCCATCATCGGGATCTGATACTGAGATGCAATAGACTCCCATTCCGCAACAAGATTGTCTGTTTTCTGATCTCCGAAAAGGCGATCTGCCGGATCATTCGGACGCTCTACCTGGAACGGAATATCAAGCCAGTCTTTTTTCGGAACGAATCCCAGGATATTGTCTTCCCATGTAATATTAGGCATCTTCTTTTCCCCCTTTTATGAATTGGTCCAAGCCGGACGCGTGATCGTCGGAGCTGCTGCGATAAATTTAAATCCTTTAGCTTCAAGCGCCGTCTTTGCGGCCGCTGCCAGTTCTGCAGGAAGCCGATCAATATATACGGTGCCGGACGTTACGACGGAACCAGGCATATCGCCTCTTGTTACATCCACATCCTCATATGCAAAGCCGATATAATCAGTTACGGCATCATTACCCGTACCTGTCGTAACAGAGTACAGTGTTCCCATAGGAACGTACTTTGCACCGCTGTCGGCCGTTGTCGCACCTTCCTGATTGAACTGCATTGTTTCTCTTGTGCATTCCTCGTGCGCGAGGAAATATCCAGGATGATAGAATTTACCTTCTGAAACGCTGCCAATAAAGCTCATTCTTTCTTTCCTCCATAAACATTCTGGTAATACTTAGCGGCTACCATTGCCGCCCTGCTTTTTCCATCTCCACCAGCACCATCTTCTTTTGGCGGCTTTGGAGTTTCGGCACCATGGGTTTCATCCTTTGTGATGAAGTCGGACCATTCCTTCTTGAGAGATTCAACTCTTGTATCGGAATCTTTGACGTTGCCGGAATCATCGAGCTCAATTCCTTTGATATCGCTTACCTTGATGATTGAATCGTGACGCTTCTCTGAGATTCCTGCCGCTTTGAGGAGCTTCCGAAGTGCAGCCTGCTTCTTTGCGGTGGTTTCTTTCTCAGTGATCCCGTTCTTGTACGTTTCGTACGCAGCCTTCAGATCATTGTATTTCTTCTCATATTTGTCTTCAGGTTTTGCTTTGAGCTGATCCAATTCCTGCTGGACCGTAGGGAGCTTCTCTGCGTCCTTCTTATAGCTGTCACGTTCTTCCTTCAACGCATTGACTGTTTCGCTATGTGCATCAATGATCTCGTCGATCTTCTCCTGCTCAATCCCCAGAGCAGCGAGGAACTTCCTTGTAAGTGCCATTTCTTTATCTCCTATCCTTCGGTGACTTTCCTTTGTCATTAGATAAAAAAAATATAACACGAAAACACGCATAGCACAAGCGCAATATTTATGGTAAACGTATAAAAACGCCTTTGCCTCTCTCGAAGCATCGGCGTTTTTTTATACATCGTTCAATGTGTGAAGCTCGCTGGTCATTATTTTACTGTATTCATCCATAAAATCAGTGATTGCTGGCCTTAAGAATCCTCGGTTCCCGTTTGCCGCGTCAATTTTACTTGTACCAAATTCCTGGTACGGAGCATAATCAACGTTGGTCCCAATAATGCAAACCCCATGCGGCGGTAATGAGTGTGCGGACCGACCGGTATACGGTTTCCCTTGATCGTCCGTATACGCATCTTCGCCTCCATCATTCACAGTTGCGTGATTTATGGAATTACGCAGCCGTCCGGTATCTACAGAACACGCCTCTTTTGCATGGCGCTCGGCCCGTAGACCTATTGTTTCCCACGCCCTATCCACTGCTTCTTTGTATGCGGTTTTGAACAGGCCAACGTTGTTGATAAATTCCATTTTTACACTCCTAATTTACGGTATCTTGCATATTCAGAACCATATATTCTTTTCATAAGTTTTGCAATTTGGTCCTGCTTATCGATCGGATGAGATTTGGACTTCTTTTCGTTTTTCCACTGTTCGTAAGACATATCTCCAAGATGGTCTGTGTTTCTGCGTGCAAGATTTGAAACGTCGTTGTCAAATCCCTTTATAGCTGGAAGGGTTGTGCACCTGCAATTATAAATGTTTGCTGCATCCGCACGTGGATCGCCAGGATACATAATCTTACCTACAGAGTTTACAAAAGGCTCGTCGTTTTCCACGATAACACCATCGAGCTCCCTATGCCAGTGCCTTGTGCGGCCATCGAGCGTGGCTAACCACTGCTTTTGGACCTGAATGCCCATTCGCTTAGCCCTGTCGTATGCGGCAAGGCGGCCGGCATTCTGCACGCCAGTCGCCATCGTTCGAGCATTACGTATCGCCACTTTTCTGTTCTGCTCGCCCACCGCGATAGCAAGCCTTGTGGCCATGTTTGGAATTGACTCTCCTTGGAGTATGCTCTGCGTCATGACCGATTGGACATTTCTTTTATTCCATTCTTCGACCTTGCCGGCTGCGATATCCTTTGCAAGCTCCCTTCCTGGAGCTGGTATGAAATCACCATTCTCGTCTGTGAGTAATGCTTCTATTGTGTGGCGGTCATACAAGGTAAAAGAAGTATCCACCAAACTTGCATACTCGACCTGGTAGGTTCCGTAATTGATGTTTATCGCATATATCTCCGGCATGTGCTTAAAAGCAGCGCTGTGGGCGATCTGCGCGTACTTTACGTAATCCTTTGCAAGTATACCTTGCATCTCGGCCCAGCGCTTTCCTACCATGATTTGACCATGCAGCCATTTCCAATAGTCTTCTTTTGTTATTAAACCAGCTTTTAATGCTTTTACTTTTAATTTGTCTTTTTCTTTGGATTTTTTTAGATACTCATCGAGCTTTTGTTGTACTTCTTTCTGCGCCTGCGCGTACTCGCGGTTTACTTGCTTTTCAATACGCTTTATGACCGCTTCTGTCTCTTCGTGGCCTGCATCAATCATTCTTCATTACCACCTTGTTGGAGCTGCGCCATTTGCAGCTCGTCGGCAGCTATCTGCTGCAAGATTTCTTCTGCGCGATCTGCATCACCCAGGAGAGTCAGTATTTTTTCAACTACGTAATCGCGCGTCAGGAATTGCGCACCCTGAATTAAAACATTTAATGTTTCGGTCCGATTTACAATCTGAGAGCGAGTGAACGACGGATCATCTTCTATTCCTACAATTTGCAGTATGCCCTGCAGGAACTCGATAACCCGATACTCATACATGTCCGTCTTAAGATTGAGCGCCTCGTACTCTGCCTCAATCTGCGTCGCAGTAATTGCCCCACCAGCAATTTCCCTGGTGTCCAGCGCCATGAAATCTTCGTAGATATCCGCACGCAGTCTCGTAAGAAGCGTCTCGCGGCTTGCGTAAGGAATATCAATCGTGTGCGCCTCGGCCCTTGCACCATCATCTTCCACGACGGCAGCCTTCACCGTTTTCATGTGGTTGATGAATTTCACCAGATCAACATCATCCATTCCTACTGCGTTCTGGATGGTCCAATAGATTTGACTGGCGTCGTCGAGGTCGTTGGCAAAGCCGCTGCGAATAAGATCATATGCGTCTATCTCGGAGCGTAATCCTACAAGCTCGCTCTGGCGATACGTATTGGCGTACAGGGGCACGATAGGAAACGTCGGATAATTCTCACCGTCGTAGATTTCGACGCCATCTGCGGGGCTTGTGCGCGTTTTGAGCTTGTACGGACGCTTTGCGTGCAGAATTTCACCACCACTGTTGCCGTCGCGCCTATTCCAGATGTATTCCGTGTAGCCGTCTATCTCATAGAGGGTAGCTCTAATAGGCTTGTTCTTTGACAGTTGCCAAAAACGCACGCCAGCCATCAAAGCGCCATTCTCTTCGTCATACAGCGGAGCGAACTCGCGGTAGTTGAACACTTCCAACCGGTCATAATTCCAGAAACCAAATGATCTGCCACTTACAAGCGCCTCGTATCCAGCCTCCTGGACGCGAATATCAAAGTCTTTTCCGAGCTTTTCTTCTGTCGAATCATCACCCCATGTAATTCCATTACCGAGAAGGTGCTGGTTTTCCTGTGTTACCAACTTAAAGAAAAAGTTTGAACACAGTTTGTAATTGGCCGAGTAGTTATCCGGAACCACCTGACCTTCGAGTGTGTATAACAGCTTTTGGTACTGCGTGATGGTCCGGTTCTTCTGTCTGGCGTATTCATCCGCAATCACGGCCATTTCATATTCTTCCGAGTTCTTATGCGTTTGAACAATTGTCAAAACGTAATCCATCAAATCTTTTTCTGAACTCTTGTGGTTAAGTAAATCCTGATACGTTATCATTTTTGCCTTGCCCTTTTTATAATCCTCATTGTTTTTACAAAATATCTGTTGGCGTCCATCAAGTGATCGTTTAACTTGACCGGCTCGTCGTCTACAGCTTTATCGTTCCATATGTAGCCAGATGCCTCGCCCTTCCAGTTTTTACACTTTGACGATATCACAATATAGCCATTTTCCAGCGCATTGGCCGTCTCGCGTATTCCATCCAGCACAGCGTTGTCTGCCGGCATGACTTTAAATCGGTGCTCACGCTTCCTAAGCAGCGCTATAAACGATGCAGCAGAAGGATCTATAATGACACGCAGCGTTTCACCTGGCCGGACGTCCAAGAGCCAACCTTCTATGTCTCTTGCGTATTGCTCGTCGGTTTTCTGCTTTCCTTCGGCCCTTCCGGAATAGTAATATTCCCTTATCGCGTACCACACCTTTTTGACTTTCACCCACAATAACGCTGCAAAAGCGTTCATTGTGCCGTAGTCAATCGAGATACATAGATCCTCGGCTCTATCCAGGAGATCATCTGGGAGATCGTGTATCGCGTCCTCGAACATCGGGTAAATGAGTCCCTCGGCAATACACCTCTCACCCAGGATATCACGCCGGTACCATATCGAGCCGATAACGTACTGGCTTTCGATTTCTTTAAATCGCTCCGGAGAGATAGACAAATTGTCTGCGATGGTGAAGTGCTCGTATTGATACCCTCCGATATAACCAGTTTTATACCGGTCTATGTAATCGGTGTATATTCTGTGTGTCGGGTTGCAGGGGTTTAGGTCCCAGAGCACCAGCGGCTTTATCGCAGCCACCTGGCGGCCAAACGCGACCTTTATGAAGCTCGTGCGCGAATCGTCGCTGTCGTAGTGCTCGTTTATTTCAGTGGCGATCCACAGGCCGTATGAGTTACCCAAGATACGTTTGTAGCTGTCCGCCTTGCCAGCGCCAGTGAATATGACTATCTTCTGGCCCGTTTGCGTATTGATGTACAAAGCCTCGTTGTCTTTGTACTTTCCCCACTTGCAGCGGCCCCTAAACAGATTCTCTAACCCGAAACCATTACAAACGCCGATGTTGAGCTTTGCATTACCGATGGTTGCTCCGGTTGCCAGGTGTATTTTGTCAGGGCAGACCTCCAAGTACATAGCTGCAATAATGCAGTGATCAATGGTCTTCCCTGATCTGATAGCACCCTCGGCCACGTTCATTTTGTTGGAAAGGGCATGCCGGATATATCTTTTGTGCTTTTTTGAAAAGGGCTGCCAGTTGATCTGTCGTGTTTTTCTCATTTCTCAATTTGCTCGATATAGAAAATCCATGTGTCATATCCTTTTATCTTCGGACCGGAATCCTGATCAATGACTCTAAATTTTCCACCGACAAGGCTCTCTTTCTCATCGGCATGATTCCTGCTTATATTTGACACATCCAAGTGAGAAGTTTTGTTCACAGTTTGGAATAATGCAATAGTCGTATCTTCATACAGACCAGCGTCGTCTCCTTCGCTTACGATTGTATCAAGAGCGCTCCAGTCATTTGCAAATCCTTTTAATGGCTTATCGAAAGTGAACTCATCGCCATTATCCAGATTTTCACCCATCCATGACATATCTTCAACGCGATACAGTGAGTTGGATGTTTCATCCATGTTTTGCTTTATTTCAGCCACCTGTGCCGCTGTGAAGCTATTGCGTGTCCCCTCGATATAATCATCGATTGCCTGCAGAGTACCGGCATTTAAATTAGCTGTTCCTGACACCTTCGTTTTTCGCCGCCTCCCTCCAGACTTTCCTTAACCGCTACTACCTGTACCCATATCACTCTTCTCCTTCACCCAACGTCAGCATTTCGGCCAGCGGTGACAAATCCTCCACTTCGATCGTCGCTGTTGTTTCTGTCCGGTCGGTCTGTCCAAGCCAGTTCTTTCCCAGGAAAATAGCCATGGCGACGTTATGTTCTGCCAACTTGAACTGGTACCTTCTTAGAGAGATATTGCCGGTTGCTGAGTATATTTTAAATGTGTCCGCAAAACCTAAATTAAACGTTCTTTTACACCAGCGCTCGATAGTATCTTCGCTGCAATCAAAAAAAGAAGCTATTTCGACCAGTGTACAGTGCAGGCCGCATAGCTTCTTGAACTGGTCTTCTGAAATTTCTGTTCTTGGTCTGCCTGGCGGCCTACCGGTCTTCTTTGGCATATTTGCTCCTTTGCTTATTTTAGATGTGCGTTATCTTTTTCTCGCCCTCTTCTGAGCACCTGCTTTGTAGGCATCCTCTAATGCGGTTCGGAGGCCCCATACACTTACGTCAAGGAAATCATCATCATCATTTCCACGTGATCTAAAGTCGCCCCTTCCTTTCATAGAGCTAATCCTTTTTTCCGCGATGGAAACCAGCTTTTTATTTTCCTGCTTTGAGATCTTTGAAGAACCTTGTGCTCCCTGTCCGTATCGATAAGCATTTTCCAATGCACGTTCGAGACCACCCACAGATGTATCTAAATAATCATCTTCATCGTTTCCACGACTTTTCAGGTCTCCTCGCTGCTGTGCTGAATATATAGCCCTTTTTGCTATTCTTTCCAGCTCGGCGCTTTCCTTTTTCCCAACCTTTACATTTCCACCTGCGCTATTTGCAGAGCTTTCTACTTTCTTTGTTGCTCTTGCAACAGTGCCACTTCCACCACCATTTGATGCAAGTAAACCAGATCCACCTGTACCCATTACACTTCCTCCTTACTTATCAACACCGCTTCCTCGCCAGTGAATAATTCATATCGATTTATAATCGCATCTACAAACGCTGGATCAATTTCCATACAATAGGCCGTTCTCCCGTTTTGCTGCGCGGCCAGAATCGTTGTTCCTGTTCCAGCAAACAAATCAAGCACTTTATCCCCACGCTGTGTGTTGCACTGCATTTCATAATTGAATAACAGGATAGGTTTCATCATCGGGAATTCCGCACTTGCTAAAGGTTTCTCGAAGAACAGCACGTCCTTCTCTTTCTTCTTTTTATACCATTTGTGTTCTCCTTCCTTCCACCCGTATAAACACGGCTGATATCCGATCATATCTTCATCGAAAATTGTATCGCCGGTTATTACTTGCTCGTATTGCCGTTGGAAATCCTGACGGCCAGCGGTCATGTTATTCTTCACCCAGATAAGCTGCTGCCGGACCACAAGCCCAGCGTCCTCGCACGCACCCAGGACATTGTATTGCTCCTCACTCGGTATCCAGATATGGAACGATGCACCGTTCTTAAGGACAGAGCGTCCTGCACCAAACGCCGAGAAGAGTGCACCACGATAGCCTTCTCCAAGATTATTATTGGCGGGCGGATCTGTCAACAGCATATCCATTTTCGAGTTATCCACCAACTTATCCACATCGTTTTTTATTTGTGCATCACCACACATTAGGCGATGCCGGCCGAGAAGATAGATATCACCGCGTTTTGCTTTCGGCTCTACCGGAAGTACTGGTTCGTAATTGTCCTCTGTGACTTTGGGCTCTTTGATAAAGTCGTTTAAATCAAACCCGAACGTCTCCATGTCAATATCCAGTATGTCGGCCAGCTCGTCTCCAAGTTTATCCATATCCCATTCCGAGAATTCCGCCGTCTTATTATCAGCCAGGCGATACGCTTTTACCTGATCCTCTGTGAGATCATCGGCCACCAGGACGGGTACTTCCTTCATCCGTAGTCTTTTTGCGGCCTGCAGCCTCGTGTGTCCAACGATTATCACATTGTCTTTATCTATAACAATAGGCTGCCGCCACCCGAATGAACGCAGCGACGCGGCAACTTTATCTATAGCTTCTTTATTGATTCTTGGATTGTTTGGATACGGATGCACTTCTTTGATTGGCATCATTACGATATTTTGCATCTCTTACACTCCTACTTTGCTTTTAGAAACGCGCATCGGGGCGTTTGAAGCCCCTTTTAACCTACACCCCCAAACGAAGTACCAAGAAAAAGATGTAGGCCCACAGCCTTTTGCCGTAATGCGCGGAGGTTTCACCAATGACAAATGATGAACGATTGTCTGGGTAGGGATTTGCACCCTTTTCAATTATACTATTTCACTTATTTTTGTGTCAATATTTCTCGTTTTTGTTTGCGCTTTTCATTTAGCATTTGGCGCCTTTGCTCGTAGAACGTCGGAGCGTGTACAATGTCACCTTCAAGACCGGCCGGCATGGTTCCATAGAATATTATTTTTGTAGGCTCAAGCCTCCGCAGCATTTCATTGTACCCATCTCGGAACATTTCACCTTCTCTTCCGTTCCATTCCAGATCATTACTTACGCCAACTGTAGAAACTGATACAACTGATTTTTTCGGCATTCCCAGGAAACAATAATCATACGACTTTTTATCTCCCCACATCGCGCAAGGAATAACGTCAATACCTAAACTCTGCCAATACGCCGAGCACCACTGTCTTCGATAGACGGCGAGGATTTGTAAAGCCCTCGGAAAATCTGTGTATAAAGAAAAGTTCGGAGATATAACCGCCTTAAATTTTCTCAGTTTACTCAGGTATTTATCTGGTTCCCTCCACGCACTCATAAACTTATAATCGTCATAATAAAAATGGCAAATATACGATTCGTGATCATTCACGTCTTTGAAATCGCAAAATCGCAACAACTTATTACCGACCGTTTGTGTTGGATTTATAGACGGTATCCCAAAGAAGTTGTCTGAAGGGAACTGCATCACTTCCTGGTTTTCGAATACGTTATGCTGCAGACTCGACCTGTATACCGGACCTTCTTCTTCCTCCTCGTCTTCATAAGACGGTTGTTCGAAACCAAAATCCTCCATGTCGATATCCGTAATATTATCCAGCTCCATTTTAAGGAAGTCTTCATCCCACCCTGATTCTCCGACGCGGTTGTCGGCCAATCTAAGAGCTTTTAACTGCTGCGGGGTAAGATTGTCGGACCGCATACAAGGAACACGCTTGAGGCCCAATTTTCGAGCAGCCAGCCACCTTCCGTGGCCTATTACCAGGACGTTTTTGGAGTCTATCACAAGATTCTGCTGCCAGCCAAACTCCTGAATGGATCTGGCAATCTGGTCGATCTGCTCTGGCGGGTGCTTCTTCGCGTTCCCACGGTATGGCTTGATAGAATCTATGTCGAGATACTCTACCGGATAATTCACTTTTTACCACCTCTGTATTTATCGTACTCGGCCAGCTCCTTTTTCATTCTTTTTATAGCTTTACCATAATCTCTTTTGAGATACTCTGACTTCGTTTGTTCTACTGCAGCTTCCATTCTTCTTATTTCCGCCACATATTCTTCTCTTTTGACATCCACTTTGTTATTCCTCCGGATTTAACAGGACAGCCTTCTGGCCGGTAAATTCCTCCCAACGTTTGATTGTTGCATCCACGTACCGCGGATCAAGCTCCATTCCATAGGCTACGCGGCCGTTCTGCTCGCAGGCCATTATTGTTGTACCAGATCCGTTAAAGATATCCAATACAACATCGCCTTTCTGCGTGCTGTTTTTGATCTGGTAATCAAAAAGCGGTATCGGTTTCATTGTTGGATGCAGGTCGGACTTCTTTGGTTTCGGAAACTCAAGAACCGTTGTCTGCTTCCTGTCGGAATACCAATTATGGCTTGCACCGGATTTCCATCCGTAGAGACACGGCTCATGCCGCCACTGATAGTCCTGCCGGCCCATTACGAGGCATTCTTTTACCCAGATCAGGCATTCACGGACCTGCCAGCCGACATCGTTGCATGCTCCATGGAAATTCATTCTTTCGGTGTCCGCATGCCAGATATAGAATGATGCACCTGGTTTCAGTACGGAATCTGCTGCGGAGAACGCTGCGATCAGGAACTGTCTGAACTTATCATTCTCCATCTTGTCGTTCATGATTTTCATGTTGGTTCCGCCAGTGTAATCGACGTTGTACGGCGGATCTGTAATGAGAAGGTCGGCCTGCGCACCTCCCATGAGCTTTTTCACATCGTCGGCAATAGTGGAATCGCCACACATGAGCCTGTGAAGGCCAAGTTGGTATATCTGGCCCAGCTTTGATACCGGTTGTTCAGGTATCTCCGGCTCGTACTCATCGTCGACAACCTCCATCTCCGGTTCATCATCAAACGCAGAAAGATCGAAGCCAAACGACTCCATATCAATTTCTGCTATGTCGTCGAGTTCTTCTCTCAGTTTGTCAATGTCCCACTCTGCGAATTCCGCAGTTTTATTGTCTGCGAGCCTGTACGCCTTGATCTGCTCTTCCGTTAGATCGTCGGCAATAAGGACCGGAACTTCCTTCATGTGCAGGCGCTTGGCTGCCTGGAGCCGTGTGTGGCCCACAATAATCACGTTGTCTGCATCCAGTACAAGCGGCTGCCTCCAACCGAACTCGCTGATTGATGCAGCAACCTTATCCACCGCTTCTTTGTTTATCCGCGGGTTATTCGGGTACGGTTTGATTCGATTTACGGGCATCATTATGATATCTTTCATTTGTGCCTCTCCCTTTGTTTTTTTTAATTATAGATTACAATTTTGCCGTTTACAACACGAATTAGCTTTATTTTTGCATAATTAAAAGGGAGGCTCCTGCCTCCCTTCTCTGGATTGGGTTTTTACTTGAATTCGAAATTTGAAACCATCTCCATCACGTTTACCTTTGTCTCAAGGTCCGTTATTGTTTTCAAAACCTCTTGTATATTAACCGGCAATTTCATTATTCCCTCTGCCCCACCGAGCCTTCTTATCGCAAGTTTGTACCTCTCTTCCAGAGTCTGTTTCAGGTTAATATTTGTCGTCGCCCCATCGACTTGTACAATTTCGTACCGGTTGCCTCGCCAGATCAAATTCAGAATCCGCACCCCCACGTACTCGTTGCTTTTGTTTTCTTCTGAAATCACAATGCCGTGTGCTTCCATCCACGCGGCCAAGTTTCCCTTGAGCCTAAATTCTACACCCATGTTCATTTGTGTACCTCCCTTTGTGCTTTCTAATTTTTTTATTCCGGTATGACAATCTTGTCGCCGGCTCCTCTGACGACATCCAACAGCGTCAGCTTATCTGTTTTGTGTACGGTTTTGTCGTACATTTCAAAAATCCAAGTGTCGCCTTCGCGCTTTATCGTGCTGATGTCTCCGATCAGCTTCTCGCCTTTGTAAAGCTGCGTCAATCCAAAAAACATCCTTTTAACCCTCCTTCTACATTCCTTCCCCCACGGCGTGGTGCTTGTTTTTTGTTATCGCCCGCCAAGCGTGGAATGTAACCTCGTGTCCACTGGCTGTCTTTGTCGTCTCGTAGTATTCGTAGTCGGTGCCCTCTTTGAGCCCTACGGCATGTGCGATTTCTCTAATTGCCGTGAGTGCTTCGCAGCACTTTCCTGCGGTCTCGTTGTCCCCTATCACCGCGTTGTACGCCATAGCGTATGCGTACACGTAATATTCCTCTATCAATGCGTTAAGAACCTTCTTCTTCATTGCATTCTCCTTTCTGCCCTCGTTACCTCCGGGGCGGGGTAATGGGCTTATCCGAAGAACCCATCCTCTTCAAGTTCGTCGCGCACCTGTTCCAACCAGGCTTCCATCTGGTACCAGATCCGGAATGTTGCTCTGGGGCATCCGTAAGGCGATCCAGGTTCTCCGGTTCCATGCTCCGTCAGGTAAAGACCCTCGTCGGTTACCACAAGCTTTCCCTTGTACTCGAAAATAAATGCTGTGCCCTCGAAGTAACTCCAGGCTTCCTTTGCCTTTTCGCTGAAGCCGTCCGGTAAGGTCAACTCGATGGCCGTGTCCTCGTAATCGCGGTCGTTCATGTCGATCGGTGTGTGCCCGAAAAATACGATGTTGTTGTCTGGTCTTAAGTACTTCATTTTTTATTCCTCCGTTCCTTTATGCTTCGCAGAATTGTTTTGCCTCTTTCAAGTAGGTGAACGATCGTCCGTCGACCGTGTAGTATTTGAACGTCGCCAGCAGCCCGTACCCAACCTCGATGCGCTTGCCGTTTTCTGCAATGTATGCGCATACCCAATCGTCCTCTGGCGTTTCTTTATCCCTGGCGTCTCCTCCTAAAAAATACTGCTTTTTGTACTTCATTGCGATCCCTCCTTTTGAGCCTTATCTTACTGCGATAAGGCTCAGTGTCCGGTTCTTTCTGTAAAGAAGGGTTTCTGCCTCTCTGCAGCGTGCCTCGATCCTTTCGGATTCTTCTCTCTGCTCTTCTGTTGCGTGCCAGTAGGCGCCAGGCTCGTTCCCGAAGACTTCTTTTGCCTTGCCCCAGTTCACTTTCCACGTGTTGTTATCCTCGTAGATAATGCCTTCTTCCTCAAAAACCTCAATCTCTTCTCCGATTTTCCTGAGCTCTGCCTGGATTGCCATCCTTACGAAACTCTCCTTGCAATTCCCAAGAAGAATGTCCATCGCGTATGCTGCCTGCTCCTCGCTACCTGTCATTTTGATGAGTTCCTGCTTCGTCATGGTAATACCCTCCATAAGTGTGTGTTTTACTTGGTAGTCTATTAATCACTCTGCGGCGGATATAAAGCAACTTTTATCTAAAGATACCCCTACCAAAAAACACACACTATTCCAGGCCGTTTTTGTGTAGTATTTTAAACGACGCACAGAGCCCGTAGGCTCCATGCGCTTGCCGTTTTAAATAAATTCGTAAATGTAATCCAGCTCCAGGCCAAGGTCCTCAAGAAGAACCTCCTCCGGATCGCGTCCGTTCTTCCCTGTAAATGCGTCGTCGAGTTCCCTGCATGTGGCTTTGTACAAATCCGTCGCTTCCTTTCTCGTTAGCGAGTCCCTTCTCATGAGTATCTCAACGATCGTGTTTGCTTTGCTCATTATGCCCTCCTTATTTGATTGTGAATCGGATACCGTTCATTACGTTATGCACCTCGCTCCCCCAGGAGCACTCCCGTCTTGTGATGGTGCAAAGGCCCTGCATGATGCAGCCGGCTGCGGCAAGCTGGTGCAGGTTTTCCATCACCGCGGTGCTCTGGTTCGTATAAACGAAGGTCGTGATCTCTGCTGCCTTGAGCGTGTCGACAAAATCCTGCACTTCTCTATCCCAAAGAAAATCCCCCATCTCGACCTCGTTCTCATGGTAGCGGATACTGTTGTCCCATGCGCGATAGGCTTTGCAGGCCCCCGCTGAAATCGGGTATGTCGCTGCCTTATCCTCTTCGTACCAGGCTTTCATCTCCTCAGAATCCCACCCGTAGATGTCGGCAATCTGCTTTTTGCGGCTTTGCCTTTCGGCTTTTGCCTCCTGGTACTCGTCGCCTATGCGCTTCAATTCTTCGAAGTATGCGTTTTCTCTTTTGATCATGGTTCAATCCTCCCTTACTGCTGCATCGCCCAGGCGATCGCGTGTCCGTCGTCTTCAAACTCGACTTCGCTTGCGGCCCTCAATCCGATCGTTCCTTCGCATGAAGTGTCCGTGGTAATAAACTCGTATGTTGCTCCGTAGTAGCTTGGCTTTCCCATCCCGTTGTAGTAATGGCCTGCAACCAGGATCTTGTCACCGAAGTTCAGTACCTTGCTCCAACGGCACTCAAGTTCTTCTGGGGTGGTCTGATTCGGAAGTCTGTATTTCCTCACTGCTTTCTCGATCGTCATGTTCTTGTCCTCCTTATTCAAATGGTACCGGCTCGCTGTCCAGTTCGCTTCCTTCGTACTCTGCTTCCATTCTCTTGAGATCTTCTTCATCCGGCTGCGGTTCCCAGAACCTGCTCGGAAGTGTGTGCTCGGTGTAGTATCCAAAATCGTATCTTCTTTCCATGGTGTAACCTCCTAATGATTTTATAATCCTATATCGGTGTGTGTATTTTCCCATAAACCCACACACTAATCCACTTATTTCTGGCATTTCCAGGTCCATAAAATTGCAAAAAATAAGAGGGTAAAATTGTGTATTTTACCCTCTTTTCGATCATCAGATATCTTCGATCCTGAGTTCCTGGATGCACTCACCATTTTTGATAACGCTGATCTTCGCATCCTCGTGCCCCATCATGTACTGCTTGTTGAGCGCCCGCTTTGCATCCTCCAGATCCTCAAATCCCTCTCCGAAAGAATCATCATCCTGTTTGTACTCCACTATGTACCACATTTTTTCCTCCTTACTTCTTCCAGGTTTCTGGCTTCTCAAGATACTGTTTGAAATAACGGCTCTCCGGACTGTAGCGCCGAAAGTAGAATGTTGTATCGCCAAGGTGATCCGTGTACACCGCTTCTATATCCCTGTCGTTAAAAACCTCCACAATCCTACAAGCTGCCGTGATATCCTCCATTGTGTACGCGTTTTGGATCCTTCGCATAAAGTCTCTTGCAGCGTCGGCTGCGTTGTCGACATTGTAGTAAATCTCATGCGCGATTTCATCAAGCCCGTTATACAGGCGGATTGTCGTTTCTTTTCCCAGGCTAAGGATGTCCGTCGTGTCTTCCTCGTAAATCGTAAACGGGCCAAACTGCTCGATCTTATTCATTCTTTGCTCCTTTCTTAAACGCGGCGGAGCCGGTCAAGTTCTGCAGCAGGATCTTGCGCTCTGCCTTGAACTCATCACCGATAAGCCCCAGGCGGAGAAGGAAGCAGCGGAACTCGTACTTCTCGTTGACGATCTCCTTCTTCGTCTGGTTGATACGTTTCTGCCGGATGGCCATCTCGCTAAATTTCTGAACAAAGATGGTATAAGCGCCAATCTCCTCCGGTGTGGCTTCTCCTGAGAACCAAGGGAAGGTCACCTTCTCGTCGTCAATCTCAATCGGAAGTGCGTCCGTCCGGAAGGCCCGCTGCAAATAATCTTTCTTTGTTTCAGTTAATTTCTTCAGGTTTTCAATCGCTGCAGCAGTGAACATGGTTGCCGGCATGCTGATTGCTACGTTCTCTTTGTGTTCTTCGGGTTTGTATCCCAAACCAATCAGATTGTGGACCAGGCGCTCCATGGCGTCTGCATCACCCGTTGTGCTCAAGGAGCCGTCCTTCGATACGGTGTAGTCTCCGATCTGGTAGTCCGCGGTCGGCATCCCCAGATACTTTGCTTTGATCTGCAAGATATCGCTGATTGCTTTTACAAGCTCCTTTCTATCCTGCCCTGTTTTATTGAAATGATACGTCATGGTGAAAACCTCCTTTTTTAGTTTACACCCATTATTGCTCTTGGCGGTGCAAATTGGAACTGTCGCTTTCTCATAAAGTATGTGTGCTTATTTTGTGTATTATTAACCATTCAAAAAAAGATCGGAACCCCGAAGGGCTCCGATCTGTGAAAGGGTTTTTGCGCTCTACGCGACTTTATAAAGGAGATTGTTACTGTCCGTGTTACCTTGTTTGGGCAAAATACTACATCGCCTCTACAGGGCTTGTAGCGCCTCGGAACGACAGGATTCGAACCTGCACGTGATCATGGGATACGCCCACACGCAGATTGGATCTTCCATTGAGCTACGTTCCGTGACCGGTTCAGGTAACCGAAACCACTCATCCCGCAAGGTTGGCCTGACGTTTTCGCTACCTGTTTTTCAGGAGGCCGTGTACTTTAGTCCCCCTACTTCACAAGTGTTATCGCTACTTGTCACTGGGTGCGCGGATAATTTGTTCTCCACCCCGCATCGAAGCGGCAGGACTTGAACCTACAGAAGAAGTTGGAATGCCAGCGCTTTTTCGGAATCGAACCGATCAACCTTCTCGCCCTGCGCCAGGGCCGTCTTTCCCACTTTGACCACGCTTCGTATATAAATCGAGAAGGGAGGAATCGAGCCTCCACCTCCGGATATGAGGGATACCGGTGCTCTCCCAGTTGAGCTACTTCTCGCGCCAGTCTTTCCTGGCTGCCACAGTGTATTTTTACGTACTTTGCCGCGCTACCTTACACTAACACTACGTCACGCTCCCTTTTTCGATAGGGCGATCGCAGGCCGTATAGTCGCTCCTGTCTACTGTGGCTTTTCCACCCACCGACGACCTACCAACCGGATCGGTTTCAATTCCTGCGTGTTTCGATTGTTATCACACAGGCGGGTAAACGGAGCAGCAGGTCTTGCTCCTGCATTCCAGAGTGCGCATAACGCATTTCTGACATCGTGGTTTCCCAGGACCGACGTGCACGCTTGAGCTTTACTCCGTTCAATGCAGGGTTCTCGGATTATGCAACAGTTAGTGCGCACTCGCAATGAGGATAAGCGTTATGATTTTCTGCTGTTTATCGGCAGGACTGATACCAGATATTTACCGCACTTGTCCCATGGCATTAGCCAAGTATATCTCAGCCTTACTTCCGCTGCCGTCCGCTACGCTCTATTTACACCCTGCATTTAAAAAGGTTCTCTACCGGCCTTTATTATCTCACAACCAACGATTCATGTCAATCAATACCACCCCTTAATTTTTCATCGACAATGCCAAGGATCACTCCACAAAGCGAACTTACAGCCAACACTCCGATCACGGATAGGATTTTAATTAGGATCATCTGGTAACCTCCATCCCGGATATAAAGCGTGAAATATTCTTTTCTGTGCCTCTTCCGCTGACACAGAACAACAATTCTGCATCAATGCCATATTTCTTAATGTTAAATCCTCAACGCTACACTCCTGCTGACTAATTATGCTGCTCGTTTGAGGATATAAACAGGAGGCATACAATTCACCGCACGTTTGAGGATATAAAACGGAATGTGTAGAATTCACCATTTCCTCTATTTCGCGTCTGTTAATCTGATGCCCCATATTAAGTGCATTTATTTTATCAATTTCAGTCCACGATATTTTGGACGTTTCATGTGCTTCTTTTTCCTCTGTCTTGTAATTTTCCTTGACGATATCAGACAGTATGCGGCAGGCTTTTTGCGTGTTTACGCATTTATTCTCCACTTCAAATAACTGTTTTTCAAGTTCTCTGATCCTTGCCTCCTGTTCATTTTTTCTTTTTCTTACCATTGTTACCACGCCATGCAGGATTAATCCCAATACGTACCCCATTACACAGCCTGCGATATAAGCCGCTATTATTTTTCCCATGTTCACTTCACCTCGCTTTCTTTATACCATTTTTTTGTTACCGTCCAACCTTTATGACACACCGGGTATCCGCGCTCGTCTTGTTCACCGTGATTTTTTATTTTTACGTATCCACACTTATCTCTTAGATACTGCAGCGTTGATGTAACCAGTTCCCTTGGCAATCTGGCTGCATTTGCTATTTCTTTTGTGCTCATCGGAAGCACGTCCTCAGGATCGCTATTTTGTGCATTCTCACAAAGCACTTCCAACACATCATACTGCGCATCTATTTCGTTTCCGCTGGCATTTTCGGAATATATATATACCCCTGTGCAGTCCGATAAAGCAGCAAGACCACTTCTTGTCAACCAGAAACAAACACTGTTTTTTCCTTCCATTTTACTGCGTTCAGCATATCCAAGTTTGACAAGATTATCCCAGTCCTTTGTTTTTGTTTTTGGCACGTCATAATAATTTCTGCGTGGCTTGAAGCGCTTCACTCCATTTCTTATATACACCTTTTTCGCGTCGTATCCGATACAATGCTCCATTTTTGCTCTGATGTTATCCGGAAGTGCCTGCTTAAAAATTTCTGACATAACTTATCTCCTTATTTTTTTCCCACAAAGCGGGCAGTATTCTACGTCGTTTTCTTCTAACCCTCCCACATCAAACGTCCATTGCACACCACAGCTTTCACATGTCCATATTCCATCTTCATCGACGTTCCAGACCGTTTCTCCTTTACAGTTTCCATTACATTCATGTGGATACGGATTATCTGAGAGGCCAAGAAGGTAATCGGCACTTACATCAAACACCTTTGCTAATTTATAAATGACTTCTGCATTCGGAACTCTTATCAAAGATATATATCTGGATACCGTACTCGGCGTCATTCCTACCAATTTCGCCAACTTTGTTTTTGATATACCTTTTTTTACTAAGAGTTCTTTCACTCGGCTTGAAAATATTGTCCATTCGTTCATTTCTTTCTCTCTCTTTCATTACAAATCAGATCTCGTTTTCTAACCGTTTTACGTCTTCATCTATCTCGCAAGAGTACAGCCACGGTCGTTGGTTTCGTTCTGGTCCCCACTTGTCTGAATGCAAATAGTGCTTCTCAAATTCATCTTCATAATATTTGTCTTTTACTTTTATTATTAAGGTGCTTCCTTTGCAGAAATACTGCTCTATCTGTCCCATTAAATGATCCCAGACATCCGATTCATTTCTTCTTGCTTCAGATACACTTCCCACAAATATCGGTATGTTCTGATCAAATGCGTTGCAGACATAAATCCTGACCTTTTGATAATAGAAAGTAACGTCAAGCATTTCATAAAGTGTCATTATTGGCCCATTCCTCCATTGATTTTTCCCATTCATTTATCCTCTCTGGGATCTATGTTGTATCCATAATCATCTTCGTTTGGTACAAACTCATAACCATAAGCCCCTGATACAACCACTCCGTTAACGTGGTTACCATCTCCGCTATAGCAACCATCCCCGTTCTGAAGATTGTAATAATGCACCTGCCCGCTGGAATCTACTGTTAAATGATCGTGTCTATCGTCGCCAATGCGATGAACTTTCCCAGACTGCTTATCCCTAACATATAAATCAATCAGCCGACTGCGCGGATTGGCGGCTGGAAGATCTTCTACCCGTTTTTTTATGTTGTCCCAATGCCCTACAATCAGCATTGCAATTCGGAATGCCTCCGTAAAGGGAACCCCACAGTTGTCTCTCAAGTACGGGTTAAGTTTAAACACTTTTTTCATCTGTTCGTCGTTCAATACCTCGTCCGTGTTCTCGTTCATTTTTCCGCCTCCTCTTCTGCGTGCAGACCGGCTTTCAGTCCTGCGTCTATGTTCTCACCGATCTGCTGATATTTCTCATAATTCCGGCGCGTTCTGCGCTCTTTGCGGCCTTCGAGATAGCCCCTCAACGCGCCGAGCGCGTACATAATACCCCCATAAAGAATGACCCAATGCTCAGATAAAAAATCAGTGATTTTATGTAATTCCATCTTTATTCTCCCGGATATAATGTGCTGATCACGATAATAAACAGAGTTAATCCATGCAGTAGGTAAGACACCTCATGCTTGTTGTACTTATCAAGTATCCGGTAGAAGAAAAACTCAGCCCCCATAAAAATAGACACAATTCCTATGATGCTGAGAATCTCTTCAGCAATCTCATTCATGCTGTTCCTCCTTCCACTCATCGAGCATTGTCTTTATGATATGAACGGTCAATCCTGCGAATTCGTTATCCATGCTGATCAGTCGCGTGATTTTTGCCTCGATCCATGCGACCGGGATGGCCTCGACGGCCGGGAGCTCCCGGATAGAATTCTCGCAGTCGTCAAGGGGCTCCTGACGGTTCAGCGGGTATTCCGCCCGCCATGAGTTGACGGAGCCGAGCGCCGCCTGACGATATATTAAACTATTATCCATTCGCTATCTCCTTATCGAACTTCTCGACATAATACCGAGCGTGATTTTTGTCTATATTCATAACTCTCGCAAATTCTGCTACCGTAAGACGTTTTCCTTGAAACTCAACGTACCTATTTCTGCTCGTATTATTCGCTTGCGTAATTCTATTTACCCACCTGCAATTTGACGGCTCGTAGTCTCTATTGTTGTCGATTCTGTCTATCGTGCAGTCTCCGAATTTTGCATCATCGTCATATCCGTTTGCGTACGCCCACCTCTTGAAGTTTGCATAATCATTCCATTCCTCACAAACCATTATGCCTTTGCCACCATAAAATTCATAATGTGAGTCATTCGGAGAGTTACACCTTCGCTTCATGTTTTTCCATATTCCGTACAACCTGTCGTGCGCACCGCCATGAGTGGTATTATGCTCTTTTATCTTTTGGGTCTTCCAACACCCACAGCTTTTCGTTGAGCCGTTCTTTAGATTTGCCTCTTGTACAGTTTTTATCGCTCCACATTCACATCTGCATTCCCATAACCGTCTTGCCGTTCCGCAAGGTGTAACGTGGACGCCACGATATCTCAAAACGGTTAACCTTCCATATCGATTACCAGTTAAATCTATAAAAGCCATATATCAATTCCTCTGTCGGTTAATACAATCGCACGCGTGCGTTTCCGTGCGTTTCTCCGTGCGTTCCTGAGAAAGCTGTGCTTTGTATTTCAATCCAATAAGTGCAAGGTCAAGAATTTCATCGAAATCACGCTCAAATTCTTCTTTGTCCTGTTCGCCCATTCCCTCATAGTTGGTTTTAAATAACAATGATGATATAGGCAGCTTCACCATAGTTCTCCAATTTTCAATCAATTCCTTATCAACCATCGGTTCTCCTTTCTGCCCGTACAACCTTTAAACCCGTTAAGGCTGTAAAGTTTTCTAAACATGCCGGGCATATCCAAAAGTTATGCTCATGGGCTTGCAGTGTTTTGCAAATCCTTTTTGTTCTTGCGCTTTGATAATTACGCGTTACATACCGGATCGCCCACTTTGCGCCCGTCCCGTGACATATATTGCAGATGCAGTTGTCTTGAGTCAGGGGTCTTACCGTAAAATCATTTGATGTACGCTTATACTCAGCGCCGTAACTGTCAGTTCCCTGTTCAAGCGTCATTTAATCACCTCTTTTCCGCTTATCTTCGCTCATGCTCCATCCGATCAGAAGACAGAAAGTGAATATCCCTACTCCGACCAACATGCTGAATGTGTCGATACTCATTCCGTTCCCTCCGCTTCGATTACTGTTAGCGCGTTCATTTCAATCCAATCTGATGCACTCATATAAGGAGCTTCATCTATTCCCGTTTCAGCAATAAAATTAGATAAAGCAGTAAGAAGTTCATCCGTTACTTCAATCAGCCGCCCATGATTGTTTGGAAGCGCCGTACCTTCTTTGATGTAGTGAGCATAACAAGCAATCAAAGCATCTGGATAATTACACGCCAATTTGTAATCATCTTCTGGTATATCAATTACTACCTTCATCCGTTCCCTCCGCTTATTTGAGCAACTCATATCCTACAAAGTCCGCTTCTATCTCAAAAACATCACTGTAAATATCGGCGTCTTCATCTTCGCAGATTGTGAGCGTTTGTCTGGCAGTGCCTTTTTCGATAACCTTAATCGTCCATATGGCTTGCCCTTTTTTCCCGTACCACGCGTCCATGATCGTGCCGTCTGTAAAAGCAATTCTTACAATCCTTTCAAAACAGCTAATTTCGTCATTCGGGTACGGTGCTCCTTCAACTACCAAATTATCATCGCTATATCCGTATACCCTAATCACTCCATTTCCCCCAAACTAACTCTGAATATGTCCAACTTTGCATTCTTGAGGACTTTGATCCATTCTGCTTCTTGCTCATACTTTTCTTCTGTCTTGATCATCTTGTTCGCCGTAATCGCATCCGCTATCACCGCGAGGCTTCCTGCGATTTCCTCAAGAAAAACGACTATTGCATCATCATTGCTTAAATGAGGATTGGCATTAAGCGTGTTTGCTGCGTCAGTGTATGACTTTGATCTTGTTTCGTTCATTCCGTTCCCTCTTCTTCGATTATTACTTTTGAATTCTCTATAATTGACTCAATTGCATCATTCCAACCGAGGCGGTAATCGTGGTTCGTGTCTGTAAACTTGATGTTTACCAGCGCAGACACATCGATCAGCCCACCATGCGTATCAGGTAATTCAACAAGCTGGCACCAATTAGGCTTCTTCTGCTCTTCTGCTTTGTCGACGGTTTCTGCTACACGCTCATCTATTTCGGGTGGCGCTGCATAGCACCACCCTCCGAACTGCAGCGGGCATTCCAGACACGTTTTCGGCATCTTCATCCCGCGGATCATCACACTCATTCCTTCATATCCTTTCTGCAATTTGGGCAGTACCTTGGCGGATTCAATGTACGCTCCATCCTTACAGTTGATCCACAGCCAGGGCACTTATATATATGATACTCGACCATTCTCGCTCTACGGCCAGTTCCGACCTTCACCTTTGTGTAGCCATCGTTCACCCACTTGCTCATTCCTCATCACCTACCCTTCTGTTCCATGCTTCAGCCGCATCCTGTTCTTTCCATCCTGCTATTTCAAACCACACACCACAATCAGGGCACCCTATGTGCCAATACGGATCAGTCCATCCTGGATTTACTTCGTAGCTTTCTATGTCGGTTCCACCACAAAACGGGCAGGGCTTTAATGTGATCATTTCATATCCTCCCTCTCTGGCAATTCCAAAATTTTGCTGATCGGTGCAACCTCCCACACTTCATATCCACCATCATTACTATAAAGACAATAGCCGTAATAAGGAGAATTTCTATAAGGAGTAAGTTTGCTCCAGTCAATAGGACAGTAGGCGCACCTTTTTCTAAGAACACCTTTTCTTATTTCTTCAATGTGTTTGTCCTCTGCGTATTCGCAAAGAAAACAATAACACTGTATGTTGACATCACCGAATCTATCAACATATTCATGCCTTTTAAGCCAATCATACTTGAATTTACATCTTCTGTTGCCATTTGGATTGTCACCTAATTCCTTTTGCATATCCGACCACATCTCTTGATGCAGTCGGATTGCTTCTTCTTTTGTGAATTTAGCCATTTTATATCACTCCTCTATGTCAGTCCCCCGCTCCGGATGCGCGGGCGGGAGCTTTTCAAGTGCCTCGCGGTTATGTTCTTCTTTCCGCGAGGCCACAATAAAAATCGTCTTTTACCTCAGAATGGAAAGCAATAGTTAATGCATTTGCCACACAATTTTTCGTTCCTTTGTGCTTGCAATCATTACACCTTACGACCTCCGGCTGTATCTGCTGCTCCAGCGGTTTGATCATGTTCTCATATTCACCGAGATCGATCCTTCCGTCGTCAAGCTGCCGGTCTGCGTCTCTTATCAATTCAAGATAGGTCATTCCTCCTCAACCTCCACATCTTCCGTTACTTCGTCATACTCCTCGATCTCGCACTCGCAGTCCGGACCTTCGTCCTCCACAAGCGCTTTGATCGTGACACCTGTCACATACCCAGCCGCCCAAAGGTCGCCCATACCGTCGTTAATTGCCTTTTCTGCTTTCTCGCATACTTCGTCGATGTCAAGATCGTCGGGGATCTGGATTGTCAAATCGTGCCGGTATGTCCTTCTTTCGTAGATGCCAAGTTTATAAGTTTTCATTTTTATCATCCTCTTTCTTCACATCATAGAATCGTGCCGTCTTCTTCAATCTTTCATCACTACCTGCTATCGGCTGAGAATATTCCATGTACCATCCAGACAAAGGATATTCTAACATCATTGCTTTCGTAGCAATTTCTATATACTTCTCCGCGATTTCTATAGCTTCTTTCTCGGTTCCATACCTTTTTTCAATCTCCTCATCCTTCGCGGTGAGAACAAACAGAAAAATGTCCTGTATGTTTATAAGCGCAAGCGCCGCGATATCCTTCGCAACACTGAGAGTTTCCTTTGCCCCATCCTCTTTGATATCATCGGCAGTTTTCAACTCTTCCGGCTTTACAAACCAACCACCCTGATTTTTATTGCAGCGGACTTTCTTTTCACCGCTTGGTTCTGTCTGTAAAACTTCTACTGGTAAATAATATGTTTCACTCATTTTCTTCTCCTCCCGTTAAGCGTTCGTTTTTATAATCTTGATCGTAGCCCAACCCGACCGGCAGAAAGCGATATTGTTCTTACAAACGAGCCTCCAGCAATTTTTTATTGTTCTTCCTCCACCTTTAGTGCTTGAATACCACTTGAATCGAAATCTCTGCGTGTCTGCAATCTTGCCGTTTGCCGGCCAGTCCATTTCAAATCCTTTTCCTTGCTTGTAAGTAAGCAATCTCGGATTGTGGCCGCCCATCGGCAGCATTTCCTGTATTGCGTAATAGCCATTTCCTGCCGGAATAATAACAAAATACTGAGTAACGTCATTGTAATCGTTGTTGTTTCTGAGCTTCCTCCACGAAAGTGATCCGTCCGGATTTACTTCAAGCGCCGTCCCAAGTCCGGCATTGATAATGTGAATGTGTGGTGCGTAAGTTCCATACACAAAATTTCTCTCAATGTACCTGCTTTCTGCATCTGCTTCCGCCGCCAACATCACGATAAAAATCACTACTGCAAGTATCGCCACTACACACTTTTTTGCTTTCATTTTCTTATCCTCCTGTGTTTTAAATAAAACGAATATGCCCTCAACCGATTATATTTTTCCATTAAGCATTTGTCTGTATCGGGAAACCTATCCAGATAAAAAACAAAGTTCTCATCTTCAAGCTTATCTTCTCCCCATCCATCTTCGTATACAGTCACGGTTACGCATCAAATATGCCCACTAAAGTACAAAGAGGCAGTGGGGTGCCCTTTTCCTTTTCTTGACACAGGGCCGCCGTTGATCCTCATAACCTCATTTACGATTTTCTGCAGAAATTTTTCTCTGTCCACTTTATACCTCCTCAAACAAATACTCTACTATTCCGTCAATAACTTCATAGAATCCGTTGTGTCCACCATCCTGATCTGCTTTGCACACAGCGTATACGGGGCAATCGTCGCACGTTCCGTATTCCGAACACAACCTTTCTGCAACATCTGCTTTTCTTGCCTTAATCGAATTCCGTATTATGTTTTCAATTCTCGTTGCCACTTTTCTCCTCCTTAATAAGCCAATACCTTTTAATCCTTGTCTTTTTCCCGAAACGGTCAAGCACGTCGACGTACTCATCACCGATTTTGTATCCGTACTTTCTCATTTCGCTGATTCTTGACGCCAGCCGCAGGATACCTAATTCACTCATTGCCGTTCTTGTTGTTATATACCGGTGTTTTTTCAGGTACCCGACAATGATTTGGCATTGCGAAGGTTTCTTATTTTCCACGCCGCTTCACCTCCAAGAGAATAGCAACATTGACCAGGAATTCCAGCGTACCGAATGTTCCAACAAGTACGCACAAGCACCCTATATCACTCATTACCTGCACCTCCCGCTTTATCCGTCAACCCCATTCCGTTTCTGACTGCCAATAGAGCGTTTTTTATGCCTGGTGGCAACTGCGCTTCCCTTTTCTTTCTTTCCGCCAGGGTTGTATATATATCCCTGAAATGCGCTCTTATAACGGCCGGATTTTCTGATTTGCACCAGTCGGTGTAGCCGATTGCCTTCACGGTTTCTTTCTCGATCCCGTCAAGATGCTGCATGGCTTCTTCGTAATTGTAATATCCGTATTTGCGTACTACCGAGCGTGCATGCTCATATGCCGTGGCCCAATCTGGCGTTTCACTCTGCGTTATTCTCGTTGCTGATTCCCGCAGATCCGCGATTGTCGGCGGCCACTTATTTACTGCCACCCACTCATTCAAAGAAAGCGTCATTACCTGATAACTGATATCGCAAAGCTGGTTATACCAGAGCTCTACAGCGATCGTATTCGGCAGCAAGTTTGAATTCGGGTAGTAGGTCCGCATTGCCGCAGCCACCTTACTGAATTCCTGCTTTGTCATTCTCTTTCCCCCTGAACACCATAATGTACTGCGCATCTTCCTCCCAGTTCACATCGTAAGTAACAAGCATCCGGCACTCTTTTGCCATCGCTCTTGCCGTACCTACCGTCAGGACCGGCATTTCTTCCGGATTCTGAAGATAATCATCGAGCTTCTGAAAAAAATCGTCAATGTTGATCAGCATCGTTTTTTGTGGTACCAAAACAACCACCTCCTTTCACCTTTCCATTATAACATACGGGTATTAACCCTTCAACCACTTTTTTACGTATTTTGCCACTCTTGCAACATGCCGTAGAAACCATCAAGTTCCTTGGCTTTTCGATTTTCTATTCTATCCCAAAAAAGGCCCTGCCACTGATTCTGGATCGACGTATCGATCACATAAATAACCGGTCCAGGTCCATGCTTCTGCTCCTGATTCTCAACCTGGGTGATCAGCGACTTGATACCACGCTCTGATTTGTATGGTTTCTTTATCTCGTTTCGGTATTCAAAGAACTCCATGAGCTTTTCTTTGACCGCAGGCGATAACGTTGATTCTTCAACCATACTATTTATATCAATTATTACTTCTTTTCTTTTTACTCTATTATTATTACGGTCAAGTTTTTTGACTTCCTGTGGTGCAGTTTTTTGACTTCCAGTGGTCAAGTTTTTTGACTTCTTGTCGTCAAGTACTGCAACAACCATAGAATCGTTAATCTTGAAATACCGCTTTGCCGGAACTCCCATCTTCTTGCTTTCCAGAATCCCAGCTTCCGCCAAAACACTAACAGCCTTTGCCTGCTGGTATTTCGTGAGTGTCGTGTTTTCTTCGATCCTTTCTACCGTCTCGTAGAACATGCCGTCTTCAGTAAGCAGGCCGGCACTCTCAAAATAGTTATATGCCGTTGCGAGTTCCGCGAGCAGGACCGCTGCGTCCAACCCCAGCTTCTTTGCCAGGTACTTGTTGACCGATAAGAAGCCATCTGCAGCAAGTAACTTTAATATTCCCATAGCAACCTCCCAAAAAACACAATAGCTGTATTCCGGTAGGTCGCATCTACCAAAATACAGCTATCTCTGCCAGTTATGAAATTACACCCATCCGTCAATTATGAGATGCGACCTCATAACCGGCTATGGATTTAGATCACCGTCGTGATCATGCCCCCTATTTTAACTTATAACTCAGGTTTCTTCAAGTCTGATCCCGCACAAATAAAGCATTAATTTTTTCTTTATCTTGTACTCAGGCGTCTTGTATCCTTTACAGTCCTCTACCACTTCACAGCCTTTTATTTCATCGTAGTAAACAAAGTCGGCCATGTAATAACATTCTCTTTCGATAAGTTTCCCGCGGATTTTCCCTCCACGCTTACCAATGGTGTCTGGTTCGCGTTGTGCGGGTATTAGAACGTATTTTACTTGGCGCTTTAAGTTAGATATGCTTCCTTCTTTCTCGCGCTTTACAAGGGCCAAATAGCGCTTATACTCGCGTTTGCTGTCAAATGTACCTGCCGGCGTTTTTATGCGTTTTGAATGGTATTTACTTTCCTGACGAGCCAAAGCCGTTCTCTCCCCTTGCTGTCGTTGTGAGTTCTTTGGCCAGTTCGCATCCTCCAAGATAACACGGGACTATTACAAGCTGGGCGATTTTATCTCCAGGATTGACGACGTAGTAGTCGTAGCTGGCGTTATAAAGCCTTACATCGATACTGCCCCTGTAATCTTGATCGATCACTCCTTCGCAATGCAGATCCTGACGGTTCATTCCACTTCGCGTCATAACGAATCCGACGTAGCCCTGCGGCAATTCGACATGTACTCCTGTGCTAATACTGACTCCGTGGCCAGACAAGATAATAATTTGTTCAATATTCGTCGGGGCATACAGGTCCAACCCCGCGTCTGTGGGATGAGCTCTAAGGGGCATTACTGCCCCTTCATCTAACAAAACTCGCATTTTACTTCCTTTCTTTTAATTCCGCCACGTGATTATAGTACCCAAGATCACCTTCATCCGGAAAGTTGAATCGTTCCATCTCTGAACTTATCATTTCAGGATCGCACATAATGTGGTTGCATCTGTCCAGGTCGATTTGGTACCTCCCATGCAATGAATTTGTGTGCCAGGCCCCATAATGCGCAAAGTATACTCTATGACCGATAATGCTTATACTCTCCGGATCAATTTTCCTATACAGTTTTGCGCGTTCCCCTTCGGTATTTTCATCGATCCACGTCATTAAGATATTCATATGACCTCCTTTACGAGAACGGCAACTCCTCGTCGATTCCGTCCGGCACGTGCATAAAACCATCTTCATCATGTGCAGGTGCTTTTCTGGTGTTTTTGTTACTTGCTGCAGTAGGGCTTTCGGATTTCTTTTCACAGAAGTACTGTTTTTCTACGACGATTTTTGTAGTCAATCTCTGATTGCCATTTCGATCAGTCCATTCTTCATTTTTGAGCCTTCCAACAATGCCAACTTGCATACCCTTCTGAAAGTATTTTTCAATGAACTCGGCCGATTTTCCAAAAGCAACAAAATGGAAAAAATCCGTGTCAGGCTCATTATCTGTGTGGAAATCACGTGCCACCGCAAGATCGAACGTTGCTACTGCATTCCCAGAACGACCATATCTAACTTCGGGATCGGCAGTTAACCTGCCAATCCCTGACCATGTATTCATAGCCATAATTTCTCTCCTTATCTAATGGTTAAATGATATCCCTGCTCTCC